AAAAACCGAGCTCGCGAGACATCGAGCTTTGGCCCGAGTCATTCGAGCGGGTGAACCAGCACTTGGATTGTTCAGACGTCTTAATGTTTTGATGATTCTCTTTAAGAGAACTGATCCCAAATTGAGTAAAATATTTAAAAAGGATCGTGATTGGGTTAAAGAAAAGTACTTAAAGTAAGGTAATGGAAAGTTGCGGGGTATGCTGCGAAACTTTCAATAAAACAACTCACAAAAAAGTTGAGTGCCCTTTTTGTGATTTGCTAAGTTGTCGCACGTGTTGTCAAACATATTTAGTATCTACTTCCGAAGACCCACATTGTATGGGTTGTAAAAAACTATGGAATCGTGAATTTGTAGATAGCTTTTGCACCAAGAAATTTAGGAACAATGATTTAAGAATACACCGTGAAAATGTTTTGTTTGAACGCGAAAAGATACGCATGCCAGAAACACAACCAGAAGTTGAACGTATATTAGCCATGCGTGAATTAAATTTTATACTCACCAAACAAAGAGAACGTCTCATCAAGTTGCACAATAGATATACACGTGAAGGTATTTCAATTGAAGATCGAAAAAGTATGAAAGAACTTCAAGATCTAAATACTGAAATGACACAAACATTCGAAGATTTAAATAGACTTCGAAACGGTGGAATAGTCTACGGAGAAAAAAGTAGTGTACTCGTGCGAAAGTGTCCACTCGAAGATTGTAAAGGATTTTTGAATGAAGATTGGTTTTGTGGTCTATGCAAAAATAATTTTTGTGAACACTGTAATGAAAATATTGAAGAAGGTCATGTGTGTGACCCGAATACTGTCAAGACTATGAAACTTTTGAAGAAAGATACAAAGTCATGCCCCAAATGTGGAACCATGATTTATAAGATAGATGGGTGTTCACAGATGTGGTGCCCAGATTGTCACACAGCTTTTGATTGGCGAACAGGTAAAATTGAAGTTGGAAGAATTCATAATCCACATTACATCGAATTCAAAAATAAATTTTCATTGAGTCGTGAGCACGGAGACATTCCGTGTGGTGGTGTACCAGACTTTGGTGAACTTCACCTCAATAAATTTATGACAAGCGTTCGGCGTGTCATAAGTCAATACAATAGAGACATACATTTTAGGTACGATGAAATCCATGATACAGATAACAGATGGTTAAGAATTGTGTATATGTTGAACGACATGACTGAAGACATATTTAAGCGAGAACTTCAGAGACGTGATAAACAACGTGAAAAACATCGGGACATTCGAAATTTGTTTCAGATGTTTGTAGATACAGCTGGAGATTTATTGAGACAATTTGTTTTGGATCGTAAAAAATATTACGAAATTAGAGATTTACTTATAAAGTTGGTTGGGTATGTAAATATCGAGATAGGAAAGATTCATAAAAGGTATAACTGTGTTGTGCCATACAAGCTATTGATAGAATAGTTATTCACCCCATAGGTAACTCAAACTTCTGGAAGATGATATTCTCACAAACTTTAAGGGCCACCAAGATGTCCACATCTAATGTAGATAAGGAAAAGAAATGAGGGAACTTAGAAAACCATCATGGTGGTACCGCATACAATATTTAGAGGATAGCCACGTGTGTAAGATATGGTTGATGTCGAGGCTCTCGCCAAAAAGATATATTCTCAACTGGGAGCTGGGTACAGTGAGAGAGTATATCATAATGCAATGGAAGTTTTATTAAGACAATATGGCATACAATACGAATCCGAAAGAATAGTTCCCATACCATTTGATGGTCATGTTATAGGAAATCTCAGAGCTGACATCATCATAAACAATACGGTTATTCTCGAGTTCAAAACGATTAAGACTCTGAATGATCAAGCGGAGTTACAGGCTCGTAACTATCTTCGTCTGACTGGATTGAAGATTGCGTACCTGATAAACTATCCTCCGTTTCCGAATCGTCAGGTTGAGGTTCAATGTATTGTCCTTGAAGAAGAACAAAAAACGGAAACAATCTAGTCATCATCTTATAAAAAAATTGTGCTTCATCATAGTATTTTTTAGGATCTTGTAGGCCTTCAGTCAATAATTCATTGGCTCTTTGTAGGTGGTACTTTGCTTCATCTACACAGAACTGATTATATTTGTCCATTAAATACATTAATTGTCACGTCTTTAATTAAACAGTGGGTATGAATTCCCATCTTAAGTCTTTACATATGAGTCTCCATATTTGATCTTGTGTGTAAAGTTTCTCCTTCGATTTTAACAATGGAAAGTATTGAAGGTATTCATCTTCACCCAAGAGTTCACAAAATTTATAAAGAACGTAGGAGTAACTTAAAAAGTTTTTTCGATCTTTGGGGCAATTATCATCAAAGGGTTTTTGGATGTCCTTGAACATGATCCGAAGTCGTTCTTCAAGTTCTTGTGCCATGTTTGGAGGTTTGATTCCATTCAGCATATTTGTGATGTAAGGGACGTGCTCGTAAAATTTATTCCACTTCAACTTTTTGAGAAGCCCTCTAATCTTTGCATGTGTGATGTCTTCCATGTTTTTGATTTTCATCTTCTTGAGTTCTGCCCGTAACTGATCTATGACTTCATCGGGGATCGTTGTCATCTCTTGTGCTTGAAATTGACTGAGCCATTCATTGAAGTGATTTTCTCTTTTATAGGAATAGTTGATAATCTTTTCAAAAAATTCCCGCTCTTCCTTGTATGTAGGTTCTTCATTATTAAGAACTGTCGCCACTAGACCACATCTATCACACACTGCTTCACTCGTCTCACTAAAGAAAATTATATTGCTGTCTTCGCAATTTTTACACGCCTCTCTTTTCTTCTGTTGAGGTTTGTGTATATTCTGTTTCTCGACTTCTATGAGATATTCTGTGAATATATCTTTACGTTTAATACCATTTGTCTCGACAACGTTGAAAATATTATCTGTCGTCGAAACTTCTTCGGTATCTTCCGTATATTTGTTCATGTAAGGCATACACTGGATTATGTAATCACTCATATCAGATTCATATTGATTTCGAGATCTCGGATCTTCGTCTATAAGTGTTTTCCAATTTTCTAGTCTATTGTTATATCTACTTAAAAAGTTACCTTCCATTACTATAAATGAATACTCTTCGCAATCTTTTAAGCCATCTCATTATATGGGTGTATTCAATCTATAGGAGGATATTTGATGTACCCGACTTTAACATTATATCTAGAGAACTTGAATATTCTATCGACCCTTCAATTGAATATGTCGTCGACGAAGGTGGATTCTGGCACAAAGAGTCCATGGATTGGAAAGGAGAAATTCTTGATAACTACTTTGTCGATGTAACAAACATTCCATACTATGACGAAAAAATTCCAGAAAATGTGAAAAAGACTACTCTTCGCATTAAATATTGGTATGGAAACAAACAATACAAGTTCATAACTAATGATATCAAGTCAGAGTGGCCAGTCACATTTGAGAATACAATCAATTTTAATATTCCGTTGATGAGTGCAACTCTGCTTGATGTTAATAATGAACCTGTACGAGACATCACAAACAAGGTCAGACGGTATTCGGGTCCTAAGAACGATTTCCACGGGCAAAACGTACCTATCAAGGATATGTTATATTATGAAGATGATACTCTTAAGAATGAGTATCCTAAAATTAAATTGGTGAATGTCATTGGTATGTCAAAGACTGTGTCTACATACGAAGATGTGATTACTAGTCTTCGGATACCTTAGAGGCTAAATAAAATTTAAGTTCACCAAGATCGGCAACGTTGTATTTTAATATCAAAAACTTACTACCAGGTTCCTGCATTAACTGCACAGTCGAGCACATACCCGTTGCTTTTGTAAACGTGTTCATGTATCTAAGAGAATACAATCCTGAAATGCTCGGACTTTCATCCACACATTCAATCGAGGTCTCTTGATTTGCGAAATCACCCGTACATTTCATGGTTAACAAATTATTTTCACGAGTGATCTCAATGTTGACGCCAATATTTGACATGTCTCGACACATCCTCTGGAAGTCTGCAGATTGCATGGTCGTGACAGTGGTCATGTTAATGTCCGGAACCTGAATTCTGTTCTCATTGATATCCAGAAGTTTAAGTTGAAAGTTTGTCGTTGTCTTTTTGGCTTCACTCTTGATGTGAATATCCATAAATTCCTTGGACATCACACTCAATGTGAGAACATCATTATTCGTGATGGTCTTCAAAAGTTTGAACGTATTGGAAATGTTGATACCCGCCAAAATTTCATGTTCACATTCGTATTCATCAAAGTTGTCGGCCGCCAAGAAAACATCAACGAGTGCCACTCGAGCTGTATCAAGCGTTGTGATGTACATACCACTGGGCTTGAAATAGATATTGACATCATTGAGAATGTCTTTAAGAACTTCAAAAACAGACTTAATAGCTGATGCCTGTATAGTAACAAGTCTCATAACTAGACTTTAAGTGATTTATGTCTTTATATTATTATACGCTTCATTTACACTGCGATTTATCTTGGCTTCGAGGTCCTTGGTCATCGCGGGCTGTAGAGCCACACCGTAATTGTCTAAGTTGAAAGCATTGTCGTCGTCGTCTTTACCATCAAGTGATGTCATCGATCCGCCAAATGCACCAAACTCATAGTGAGTTAGTTCATTGTTTGGAAGCAAAGAGTTTAGCCAGTTTTTTATTTCGTTACCAACCAAAAGTTTTCCATTCTTTGTCAACATGGTGGGTACACGCGTGATACTCGACCTGTAATTATAAGGAATACCCTGGGTGTTTATGTTATGGAACTTCACCACCTGTTTCAGTTGTGGATTACTTTTGACATACTCAATAATATCCAGGCTATGTGGACAGTTTGGGCTATACACCAGAAGAGACATCTACTATAACTGACTCATTTATTTCTCAAAAAAAATTAACGCGTATATATTAGTAATGAACAACGTCTACATCCTGGTCGCACTGGTGATTGCACTCATCATCCTCTTTTTTCCGGGACAGAAGAAAACCCAGAGGGAAGTTGAAGTTGAAGAGATGTTGAAAACAGAAGACTACGTTGAAAAGAAGGCTGAAATCGGCCACAATCTTATGAACAAGATTGTCCTTGAAACAAACAGATACATTTCTGAAAAGTACAGAAAGCCAACTTACATCATCGAAACTATCGCCGCCAAGAAGTATGAACACCCATTGAAGAAGGATGTGTTCTATCGGTGTATGTTTATGGTCATGTCCAGAAAGGGTTTCGCATCTGGTTTTACCATCACGGTTGATATTCGTGTGGACCCCGGGATTAAAGTTATTGCGGTCACACGTCAACCCATTGATGTCGAACTTCCAGGTGACACAAAGCCGTATGAACAAGAAGACGTGGCTGCTCAAGAATTCTTCAAGTATGAACTCGTCAAGAAGAAAGTTGAGGTCACACCACTTGAGTTTAAATTGGCTAAAAATAAATTGAACTAATTGTAATGATCAATGTGTCGGATATAGTAAACATTGAAAGTAACCGCAAAAAGATCAAGAAAGAATTGTACAAAAAGATTTATGAACAGTTCTCTCGAAAGATTAAATACACAGTAGAGATGGGCGGTAAGCATGTTCTACTACGTGTTCCGTCTGTGGTCTTTGGGTATCCGACGTTCGATAGGTCTCAAGCGTGTATTTACTTGAAGAGACAACTCGAACTCGGTGGATTCAATGTATCATCAATATCAGAAATAGATCTTCATGTCACATGGAGTTCTCCACAGAAGGAAAAAACATCTGTTCCACGTGTCGAAGAAGAAGAATTTCCGTCATTCATAAATTTGAAGAAGATGGCAAACAAATACAGGGGAAATGGTGCGTGACACCCGTTTTAAAAAAAATTCCACTTAATGATAAATGGACATACTTGTCGAAGCGAAGAAGGAATATATTGGACAGCTTTGCACGGTTATGTGTCCACCTATGATTGAGGTTTTTGCTGAAATGTACGAAGAGGCTTCGTCGATGTCGAAGGGGCGTAAAGTTTTGATCATGTATCAAAAGTTGTTGAAGGAAGTTCCAAACTGGAGTAATGCGATGTCCAAGAAGCACACAGACAATATTGCATCTCGGTGTGCGTGGTTCAATGATCTTTTGGCGGCAGTTTTTGTCGCGTGTACTAAGATTTTGTCCTCGGTTCGATTGAATGCAGACAACAAGAAGATTGCGTTGAAGCTTCCGTCCAATGAAGTTTTCATTCAGACATGCTATAACAATATCGCAAAGGAACTATACAAAGATCCTTACATCTTCCATGAAGAACAATCTGAACATATTCGTGATGAGCAATTGAAGACACGTTTTTGTAAGTGCATCGAAGCTACCGTCAAAGAATTGATTCCGGTTCAACAAATTCTTCAAACTTACATGACTCAAACGGATCGTAACATTGATATCGGCGGTGAAGCCATGGAGACTGACACAGAAGATCCAGATGTGTACGACGAAGAATTTCCGGAACCGGAAGAAGCCACAGAGGCTGTTGAGCCAGAAGCGAGTCCAGAACTTGAACCTGAAGCGAGTCCAGAACTTGAACCTGAAGCGAGTCCAGAACTTGAACCTGAAGCGGGTCCCGTTCCTCCGATCTCGAGCCTCGCTAACGAGTTCAAGACCATCAAAAATGTTCAAGCACCCCCAGGTGAAACACCAGAAGAAGACGACGATATTCTCTTCGGTGACGCATCCGACGAGAGAACAAAAAAACTTGGTTATAATTAAATGGAACTGTCAGACTATCTCCGAGACCCAATGTGGGCTGGTCTCATTGCGGCCGGTATCACGGCTGGATACATTCACGCCAAGGCGAAACTTAATAACGAAGGTAAGCTCCCCAATAGTAGCTATGTGAAACCCGCTGTTCTCAATGCGATTCTCGTGTATTTTATCGTGGCCAACGGTTTAGGCCAACGCGAAACGATTTCCTCGGAGCCGTTCTAACTTAAAGATTTAATGTTAGTATTATACAGTAAAATGGCTTCGGTGACTGCATTCAATGATATGATGGGTCAATTTCTTGTGGAATTGCACAAGACTTTTCCAGAGGAAAAGGGAATCAAAAAATTTATGACGTCTTTTGATTTGCTCAAGTCGGCAAATCCGCGTAAGTGTGTCGAAGCGTACATGTCGGGTGTGTCGAAGTTTGCAACGAAGATTTCTCAAAAGGACGAAACCTTTTTTACCGAAGATATCAAGAACATTGAGTTTCTCCAAGACTTGAACATTGAAGAGTACTGGAATGAAAAGATGTCTGATGGTACGAAGAATGCTGTCTGGCAATATCTGCAAACGCTGTACATGCTCGGTACGACGATCACGGCGATCCCCCAAGAAACCTTGGCGGTCATTGAAAACGTGGCAAAGGATTGTGCCGACAAGATCCAGAGTGGTGACGGTCAGATCGACGAAAAGGCTTTGATGAGCATGTTTAGTAGTATGTTGAAAAAATAAACTCATACTATATAAATGAAGGTTTGGTTTGAAGACCCGCAAGAGCTCATCCGTACTGACAAGGTCTTGCAGTTCTGGCCTACTAATACCCAGTCGGGAGACGAGCGTGTGAACGCTGCGTCGAGATTTATCATTTATGCCGCGTGCTTTATTTATTTAATTCGTCGGGATCCCAGAATATTTGTTCTGGCCTCGACTGTTTTAGGTGTTCTTTATGTTATGTATAATTCCGGTATGGTCAAGGAAGGTGAAGCTCGTCCGACGCGTGTCGAAGAACAAGCAGAAGCTTCGTGTCAGTTGCCGACTATGGATAACCCGATGGGTAACATGTTGCTTTCTGATTTTACAGATCGCCCGGATCGCCCATCGGCGTGCTATCATTCGAGCGTCAAGCGTGAACTCGATTCAACTTTGAACAGTCGTATGAAGTACACACCGGGTCGCTCCAGGACAGCTTTGCCTCAGTATCAAGTCAATGCGATGGCGAGACAGTTTGTATCTAACCCAGTAACAACAGTGGTTGGTGATCAAACTGGTTTTGCGGAATGGTGCTACGGTAAGAAATTCCAGCCGATGTGCAAGTCTGACACGAATTTCTGTAACCCGGATGCGAGAGGTGTTCAACTCGAAGCTTTTGCGGGTCTTGACGCAAATGGTGATAAGAGAAGTGGCATGCATAGAGGTACTGTTCGTGCCGGTGAATAAATATTCTTATGTAATAATAAATGGCATACCAGTTGCAGCCCGGTTTGACACTTTTGCAGTATGATTCCGTTCCGGCTGTCAATGCGACAGAAGAAGTTTTTGTGTATCCACAGCCGAGTACTCTTAACCACTGCTGCCGTCCGTCTACCATGATTTACGGTACGGCTCCGTACATGGCTGGCAACGGCTCTCCGGCTCGTTACATTGAAGTAAGTGACCAACTCCGTCCTCAGTCGACGACGCGTTTTGGCAAGGTTTTGGTGAAGCCCCACGAAAGTGGTTACTTCCCGTTGAACAATGTCGAATGCAAGGTGCCACTTCGCACTCGAACCTACGAACCGTTGAGCACCCGTGCCCATATCCAGAACAGTATGTTTAACCAGCGATACATGCAATAATAAAAATGTTAACAAGAAGTAAGAATGGCAGACCCCGTGTCAGTGTTGGCCGTCGCCGGACTCATATATGCCGGCCGGAAGCTCAGTGAAGTTCCAGAACAGCCTCCTAAAAAAGTTAATGAGAAGCAACCGGAACTTTTTGAAACTGAATTTGAAGAGATTGAATTCACAGACCCTTTCAGAGACAGAAAAACCGAAGTCGACTCGTTTGCTGTTATTGCTCCGCAAAACCGAACGGGTGGTCAGGAGCTTTTAGAGATGCGAGGGCGTTTGTATGATCAAGGTCGCATGAATAACTTGTCCCCGGTCGAGAAGAAGTTGGTTGGTCCGGGTCTTGGTGTTGGTGCAGATGTTGAATCATTTGGTGGTTATCAACAAGTCTTCCGTGTGAACCCAGTGAACACTGGTGCGTACCGTCTTACTACTCTCCCGGGTCGTTCTGGTCCGGCTGTCGATACTCGTGGTGGCCGTCGTGCGGAAATTGGTGA